CTACGCTATCCTAGACAGGTTCGTATGAGGGTTAAAGTGATGACCATGGACATGTTCAGTCCTTACTATCAGCTGGCCAAGCAGCTTTTCCCGTATGCCCAAATTGTTCTCGATCGTTTCCACATTATCCAGCACCTCAGCCGAGCTATGAACCGTATCCGCATCCAAATCATGAACCAATTCGACCGAAAATCTCAGGAATACCGAGCCCTCAAACGCTATTGGAAACTCCTCCAATAGGACAGCCGCAAGCTCAGCCATAAGCGTTTTTATCGGCCAACCTTTCGGGCGCATTTAACCAATCAAGAGATTCTCCATCAGCTGCTCAGCTATTCGGACCAACTCCGACAACACTATGAGCTTTATCAGCTTCTGCTCTTTCACTTTCAGGAAAAGCAAACTAATCATTTCTTTGACCTAATTGAGGAGGTTATTTCGGATGTTCACCCGATTTTTCAGACAGTTTTTCGAACTTTTCTGAAGGACAGAGGCAAGATTCTCAATGCCTTGGAACTGCCCTACTCCAACGCCAAGCTGGAAGCGACTAACAATCTCATCAAGGTCATCAAGCGCAACGCTTTTGGATTCAGGAACTTTGACAACTTTAAGAAACGCGTTCTCATCGCTTTGAACATCAAAAGAGAGAGAACGAATCTCGTCCTCTCGCGATGTTAGCTGACATCAACCCACTACAGTTGACAAAGAGCCAATAATTCTTTAAAAAAACAAAAATCCCTGCCAAACAAATTTTGACAGGGATTTTTAGCAGGGAATCAAATGATTTAACCTGTTTTTTTCATTTGCTTATCGCAATCAAAGACTGATAAATCGGGATTCCGCTCTCAAATTGCTATGTGCTTCTTATTTAAGAGTTATTGTTTCCAAATATTTCAACGGCTTAAATACAAACAAAACCGCTTGAAATAGGGCTTTATAAAGAGTTGAAATATTTAATTCTTTACAGTAAAATCACAAAAGTTTACAACTTATGCCCCTTTTTTGCCCCCTTATATATCTCTAAAGAGTGTAACACCAAATCGCGGTATCTGAACTCTCTTACAAGATAATCAACGACTTCTTTATCATCAACTACAAAGTCCATTAAAAGCAACAATTTGACTGTGTAACTATCTCTTAAAATTGGAACTTGGTAGGTGACATCTACCCAATACTCATAACCCAATTCTGTATGTTCAACTTTTGCGACTTCGATATTTAAGATTTCCATTTGTTTTATCCTCCACTTTGTATATTCGTAAAAAAATTCAAAAAAATATAAATTTCCTTTGAGACGGAAATTTTTAAAAATAGTCCTTATACAGGACATTTCGCTATAAGGTGCTAGGTTAGTTTTTAAAAAAATAAAAAAAGGGCCCTAGTTTAATAGCTAGGACTTATGTGTCTTATGTTTTGGATCAATGCGTGTGATGTTAAAATATCCATCAGAATTATAATAACCAAATATCCGAAATGGTTGATTATTTTTTCCGTAATGTATCACTTCTCTACCATTAATTTCTTGTTGTATCTGGCCTTTGGTTCGTAGGTATAATTTATCAACCTTAGAGATTGTTAAATTCTTTCCGATAGTCTCATCAATAAATTTATGTAAATGTTTAATATCGGAATTTTTTAAGTCTTTAAAACAAAAATTATTGTCTAATTGTTCGCAAATCGCGATTTTAAAGGGAGAGTTTTTAACATATACTAATGGACTCCCTGTATCAGAGACAACGTTTTTGCTCTTCGTTAATTTCGGCACAACTAATCTCCAATATAGATAGATAAATAGTACTCGTGCATATCTTGAGAAGAAATTTGATTATTGCTTGGTTCAGTCTCTTCTAATCCCTTTCGAGCATTTCTCCAAGGTATTTCACTATGTGTCAAGGCTTCTAATTCATTAGCTGATTTATCGCCATATGTTAACCACACAGACTGTAACAATTCAAGAGCTTTTGGTTCAAAAGTCTCAGAATTATCTTTTTTATGCTGTTCAATATCATTCCATCCATATTCTTTATACTCATTATAAAGTTCTGGAGATACAGGGCCATGTACCCATGCTTCAAAGTGCGTATCATTTATAAGTGAACGGTTAAATAATGCATGGCACCATGCTTCGAAATAATAAGATAATTTTTGTAACTTTTTAGGAGTCATTGATTCTTTAGACAAAAACCATTCAGAAACATCAAAAATACTGTATTGTTTCATTTTATTACTCCTCCTTTTATATAATATTTTTATTATATATTTTAATTGTAACATATTTTTAAAATAAAATATAAAAAAATTTATTTTTTTGCACAAAAAAAAGCCCTTAGGAACTTTCTAAGAGCTTAGTTTATCTTATTTTACTCTATAAGTTACGCCTGCATAAATGAGGTCGCTTGATAGTCCATTTAGTGCTTGGATGCTTTCTACTGTCGTGCCATATTGAGCTGCCATGCCAGAGAGGGTATCTCCCCATTGTGCTGTATGGTAAGACACATTTTGAGGGGCTGCTCGTCCTTGCCCTGAAACTTTCAAAACTTGTCCTACATAAATGTAATTCGGATTGCTAATTCCATTAAGGGCTGCTAACTGTTGATAAGTCGTGCCGTATTGAGCGGCAATCCCAGAGAGCGTATCTCCCGGCTGTACTGTGTATGAGCCGGACTGCTGAACAGTTGGAGCTTCTGTAGGTTGGCTATTAGTAGTAGAGATAATCTCTGCATTTCGTTTGTAAATCCAAGAGTTAATACCTGCTAACAACACCTTATCACCGCTCACTTCTGCTACTTGGTAAGACCGACCTTTGACCCAATCAGGAATCCCTTCTCCTGTCGCCCAGTTGGTAGCCGAGAAATTAACCTTGACTGTGTCGCCGACTTTAATATCGCTTTTTGGTGTGTTATCAGCTTTTTCGCCCTCTTTAATCGCTGGCGTTTGTGTTTTAGGTGTATTCTTACGACCATAACCATTATCTGTAATACCTGTCAAGTCTACATTACCATCAAGTCCACCAGTGATGTAAGTTGACGTAAATTGAAAGATAGCAATTCCCGGAAGAGATGGGAAAAAGTTATAATTTGGTGATGGCGTCACATTGTAATCTGGATAAGCTCCAATCCACAAAGAATTCGGAAATTCAGCTAGAATCCGATTATAATCAACGTGATCAAGCGTGTAAGGCTTGTAGGAGTAGTACATAGGCGTGTAACCCGCTGCCTTAATCATACGCATCCCATGCAAAATTGCGTTTGTGTTGGCTTCTTTGCTCGCACTCGCCCCGCTCTCATAATCGAGAGCTACAATTGACCCTTTCGGTGTTTGAACCTGCGGAAGAAATGTATTGAGCACTTGTTCACCCAAAGCAGCATTACCACCTACTTCATACCAAACGTAAGTGTGAGCACGTTTTCCTTGTGCAATAGCGCTTGCTACCTGAGTTTCGTAAGTTGACTGTCCGTACATACCATAGGCATTGATACCGCCAATTTGGATAATAGCAAACTTGTCATGCCCGTATCCAAAGATACCACTTGTCCCTTGATAGACAGACCAGTCCACGCCTTGATCTCCTACCGCTGCTTGTGCAGCAGTAGGAAGCATGAAACCAAGTACGATTGTAACAAGAGCTAAAAGCTGCTTAATTTTCTTTTTCTGTGTCATCCGCTGTGTCTCCTTTTTTATTTTTAAAAGCCAATTCGTAATAACCGATGGCAGACAAGCCAGCAATTAGCCCACCCCAACCATACGCAGCATAATCACCATGTGCAATTGTTGCGGCGTACGCAAGACCTACAATAATTCCCAAGCCAAGAGCTAACGTAGATACTTGCTTTCCGTTTAGATTGAATTGCGTCTTAACGACATTTACAATCGCTGAAATGATGGGGGCAATAATTCCCGCCGTTATTAAAATTTGTTGCATCTTATTTCTCCTTTTCAATTTTGCTTTCGAGCTTGTCAATTTGCTCATCAAGGTAATTCGTTCTTTCTTCTAAGCGATAGGTTCGCTCTACCACACTATTGTGCTTTTCCACTTTTTTCTCTAACTCCTGAATTCGGAAGGTGGTTATCTTAGCACTAGTGATAATCCCGCCAAATGTGCCAATTAGCGAAGCGCTAATCGTCACAACAGCATTTATAACGTCTGGTGCCATATGTCCTCACCACCTAATCTATTCTTGGCATAACCGTTGCACAAGCTCCCTTTTGAAGCAACTCTTGCAGTGGCTGCCCATTGTGCGTCCAGTTATCCAAAAATTTCAGAATGACAGGCGTACCTTGTGGATATTTAGGATTCGTATCAAACGGATAAGGTGCGCTAACAATATCGCCAAAGCCATATCGAACACCTTCGGTAAGTTGCGGCAAGAGTGCTGCGACCTTGTTATACAAATCTTGTTGCATGCCGCCCTCTGTGGAAATTGCGAGCAGAATTAATACATCTGTCAGTTTAGAAGTACGTTCTACTACATCTTTGTTTTTCTTCGTCGTATCTGTTGTTTTATCTAACTTCTGCTGCATTTCTGCGATAGCTCCTGTTGGGTCAAGTTCAGTCGCTACCAGCTTCAAAACTGCATCGATTAAACTTTCATCGTTATCATTCATATGGTCTTCCTCCAGTACACGGTCATAAGCTGTGTAGGGTTCGTCACATCGAATAGCGACAAATGTTTTATCTGCTTCTCGTAGGTATTTATTAGCTACTTTAAATTTCATTTGTGCCCTCCAATTTTGTTTTTGCTTCCTCAAAAAGTTCTTTCAGCGCATCGTCTGAAGCTAACACGGCGTTAAAATGTTTGAGTTGTTCCTGCAGCTGTTCTTTTTCAGCTTGTTCCTGTATCAATCGCGCCTTAAATTCTGCTGCTTCTAGTGCTTTATCACCGATTTGGTTTTTTAAATCGGTAAACATGTAAGTGTATACGTTTTCGTTCATGTATTTCTCCTAATATTTTTTGTGATACAATTCAATTCGCCCGTCTCTAAAGAACCTTAATTCATCTCTGTTTGTTCCTAAGGCTCGAAAACCAGAAAAATCAACACCATTAAAAGTTCCTCTAGTATGTTCTAATGATACGTTTTGTCCTCCACCTAAATAAAGTTTAAAACCTCCGCTAATATAAACAGTTTCTTTTTCAGGAGAGATTTCTATAAAATTAGAACTGGATTGGTTCAGAGAAATGGCAAGAGAGGATCCGTTGTCGATTTCAAAATTGGCTGAACCTTTATCGTTATAAGAATAAAATTCAGATAAAATTGAACCCTCTTTATACATTAAACCTAAGATGGTTTCTTCTTGTTTTTTCAAATGCAAGCCTTCACGACCTAATGTTATAGCAGATCCATTGCCTCGAATTATTCTTAAAATGCCTCTTTGCAAGTCAAACGTAGAAATATTATTTAGCGACTTTAAAATACCACCTTTTATTTGCGTAGCGCTAAAGTCAATCGTTGATAGCTTATTAATAAAAGCCTGCTTAGCTACTAAATTATTTAGCAGTGCATCATCTGCAGTCAACTTATCAATCAAAGCATAATCAACTCTCAACTTCTTAGCAGTTACTGCATCTGCCGCGAGCACTTCTGTCGTCACTGCTCCAGCTGCCAAATGGGCAGTTGTAATTGTATTAGCTGCTAAATCACGTCCAGTGATAGACCCATCCACAATCAAATCACCTGTTATTCGCATAAGTTTGGTAATGGCTTCGATGCTTTCAGGGTTTTGGACAAAAAGGCTGGCAATCGTCTTGCCATTCACAACCTTACCTGTGCCGAAACTGATTTGTCCAGGTGTGATATTAATATCTGTCTTTTTCACCATTTCACCGACAGAAGATTGAAGTTTTTTAAACTCACCATCTACCGTCTGCTTGTACTCTGCTAACTTCGTGTTTGTGTAATTCTTGCTGTCTTCTGGAGCAAGGCTCCAATCCGTAGGTATAGTACTCGCTTCTAGCTTAAATTTGATTTCATCTTTATTTAATGCCCTTTTATCAAGCGATATAGCAATATACTTTGCATTTTCTGGGACTTTTAAAAGTTGCTTAAGATAACCGTTGAACCAAAATGTACTATAACCATTCACTAGAGGTTGTTTCGTTTCATCAAAATACTGGATTCCTACCCAATTCTTTTTCTCGATTGACCTTAATTCCCAGACTTGCAAACAGTAGTTTTTGTTTTTAATTTCAATTAAATTCGAGTAGATATAGGCAGGATCTTTTTTAAAGGCATTTTGGTAATAACCACCCTCGTTTAAATTCGCATAAGCTAGTAAGTTGTTTCCGCCAATCACCAGCTCCTCAAACCGCCTCGCAATCCCTCTTATGTCTTCTGTGTGTTGAGATTTCGCAACATAGCTTTCAGACACTTGCTTCCGCAGCGCTTCTGTACTGCGTGCTGTCTCTGTGCGTGTGTACTGCTCCAGTTGCTCTCTTCGCTTCCCATCATCTGCCACATAAGACTTAACGGCGGTCATGTCCGTTTTGAGACCTTCTGCAGTTTTTTCAAAAATTGCACGGGCTGCAGTGATTTGTTCGTCTGTATCTTCTGGTGCCGGACTCCAATCAGTCTTAATCGTCCCCTGTTCAACCTTGACTTCCCAGACTTTTTTGCGAGCATCCTTATGATAAGTATTGACTCGCAAACAATAAATTCCGGTCGGATTGTTCCAGATAAATTTGGTACCGGTCGTTCCAGTATCCGGCCCTGAAACTATTTGTGTTACTGTCCACGACTTATTCAAAAACCAAAGAATGACATTATCACTTTCTATCAATGACTGGTGGTTATTAGAGAATATACCATCAGTTTTACCACTGATAATATATTGCTTGCCTTCTTCAAGATATATTTCAGATGCATAGAATACTTGCCAATTATCAAAATTCGATGGATTTCTATCAGGTTTAAATTCTCCCTTTGAGCCTTTCAGTAAATTCTTCCCGCCGACAGAAATCTTACTAATCTCTTCTCGGATTCCATCTGCAGTCTGTTTGACTTCGGATTTGCTAGCTTTGTCAGCAAGCTGGCCAGTTATCCGAGAGAGTTTTTGTTCGTTGGATTGTTCATAGGTCGTCTGTTGCGTGCGGATACCAGCCAGGTCAGATTTGACTTGTTTGATGTTAGCTTCTGCACTGCTTTGTAAATTCGTTAAATTTTGCTTGACTTTACCAATTTCAGCATTAGCATTCGCCAGCCCTTGATTAAAATCTTGCTTGACTTTCTCAACGACTTCGCTTTTCGTCTGCTGCAATTTCTGTTCAATGGATTGATTGATTTCGGATTTAACTTCTTCGGCTCTAGCTTTTGCTTGTTCGATGCCGGTCTTTATCTCATCTTTTAAATCATTTTGCTTTTTATCAAACTCTTTTTCAGCCCATTCAAGTTGTTGCTGTACTTCTGCTCGCATGTCTGTTGAAACTTGATTGATTCGGCGTTGAATAAAGCCGCTATAGCTATACTGTGTATCACTACCCGCTTTACTATCCGCACTAATACGAGACGACAAACCGCCTTTAAAACTAAAAGATTGGCTTAAAACAGGAACTTTGAAAATTTCGTTTTTATTCGTCTTAATTGTGACCCACTGACCTACTTGTAATTTCAAGTGACCTTGATAATTTAGGTTAAATGGATAATACTTCAGATTTTTCAAATCATAGTACAAATCATCTAGTATGTTTTGGTTCATAAAGCTGTTTTCCAACTCTAGAGACCGCCCAGTTCGCAAGCCAACAGTCAAAACTTCTTTATCAGTCTTCTTACAAGTGATACCAGCGATTTGATATTCTGCTTCACTCTTAGTCAATCCGTGCAGAAAATAACTATCAGCTGTAATAGTAATACCAGATTCTGTTAAGCCACGAATTTCAAGCTTACCTTCACGATTGAAGAAAGCAGAAAAGCCAAGCAACTGAACTGCTTGACTTAACACTTCTCTAAATGTGATATCTTTCTTATCTGGCTTTTTAGGAATGTGCTGCTGAATCGCACGCAAGCCTAAATTTTCCGTTTGTAATTCTACACCCGTTTTTTTACAGATTTCACGGATCACATCACGAATCTGTGTAGGATAGCTCAGATCAGAAACATAAGGCTGATTGAACTTAAACATACCGTCCATGAGTTCAAGTTCGGTCTTGCTTCGATTTCTGTCAATCTTTATGTCGTTGATGAAATACTCACCCATCTTAACCCATTCATACGTGTCATTGACTAGCAAACCAATTTCTGGATAAATTTTATCCAATTTTTTGAAAGTAGTGATAATACTTGAAAAGATGATTTTACCAGAACCAGCACAAGTGCCTCCCGGCTTGAATGTGTCACCAGCAATATACCCATAACTAAAAGCGGCTTCGTTGATGTCGCTCGAATTATATTTTCCTACTCGAATTGCAAGAGTTCGGTCTCTTGCCAGCATTGCTTGTTCAAACGTTGTCATAGATCCCTACCTCTCTACTAGATTAAATTTCAAACCACTCCACGGCTTGAATTTGTTCGTAAATGTGTACGCCGGTGATGTTCTGTCACCCACATAAAAAGTACCTGTCGTCTGACCGTTGATAGGGTCTGGGTAGCTAACACTAAAGAAGACTCCAGATACTGCATTAAGGATTTGCGAAATTTCAGCTTGTGTCAACTGTCCCCACTCGCATTCGAGTTTTCGTTTCGTGGTAATACGGTCACGCACTATATCACCATTAGCATTTCGACCGGTTTCTCCGTCTACGTCTTGAATGCCAACTTGAAAAGTTTTAGGAGCCACAACGGCGACTCCATTTAATAATAGATTACTCATTATGCCTCCTAAATATTAAGCAGGACTTGCCCTGCTCGTTCTTGCTCTTTGTTAATTTCTTGGATAGCCACTCGACCAAATTCATGACCACCAATTTGAATCACGATGTCACCATTACCAGTAAATCTGCCCGATTGTGGAAGAATCCCACCAAGTGCATTAACAACTGCACCACTCACAACACGTCCCATAGTTTGCAAGAATCCGGTGTTTTCCAACGGGACTACTGCTTCTTTACCAGCTTCACCAATCATGGCAACTGTTGGGCTATCCACGATACCCCCACGGGCTAATCGTGGTAGATAAACGCCTCCAATATAACCAAGCGAAAAAGGCAGTGGTAAGCTATTGATAACACTAATTGCATCATTTATCATGTCAATAAAACCATTAACAATATTTTCGATAGTTCCCAACACGGCATTAACCGCACCGCGGAATGCCCCGCCTACCGCATCTCCGACAGCTTGACCAGCGTTTACAAAAATACTTTGAACAGTATTCCAAATTCCGCTAAAAAATGAACCAATTGAACTAAACGCGTTTTGAACTGCAGAATAGGCTTGTCCAAAAATGCTGCCGAACCAACCTGCTACATTGCTCAAAGCATAAGTCACATCGGACCACCTTTGACCGAACCAAGAACCCAATCCAGAGAATATGTTCGTTAATCCATTCCACGCTTCATGGAATTTCTGCGTGAACCAATTTCCAACAGATTGCAAAGCATTTTTGATGTCATTGTAACGGTCTGTGAACCATTGACCTATATTTTGGAAAGTATTAACGATTCCGTCATACGCTTGTTTGAATTTTTGAGAGAACCAATCACCGACTGAAGCTAAAGCATTTTTAATATCGTTATATCTATTAGCAAACCATTGCCCTATATTAGAAAATGTAGTTGTTACAGCGTTGTAAGCTTTTTTAAATTTTTCAGAGAACCAATCAGCAATAGGTCCAAAGATTCCATGAAGGATTTCGAGCACTCCCTGCCAAGCCATTTCCCAATCACCAGTGAAGACTCCGACTATAAAATCAATTACACCTCTTAGAATCTCGAATAACTGACCTAAGATGTCAAAGATTAAACCTAAAGTTTTCAGAAAATCGTCGCCTAGTTTTTCAATAATTGGCGCAAGAATAGGCCATACGTTAGCCGCTATCCATTCAAATAATGGCTGTAGAATTTCATCCCATAATTTTTTAAAGGCGTCATACATTCCGCCTAAGGATTCACCGATTTTATCGATAGCAGGTTTAATATGCTCATCGTAAACTGCTTTAAAGCTTTCACCAAATTTTTTTATGATTGGATTAATATAGGTATTAAAACCATCAATAAAAATTCCAACTATTTTAGATATGCCCTTAGACACATCATTATACACAGGACGAACGTGTTCTCTATAAACACTCGTCAACATATCGCCAAAATCATTCACAGCTCGCTCAATTGTTTCAAATACAGGAGCGATGTTATTAAGCATTGTTTTAAACGCTTTGGCTAATTTGGGTGCATTATCAGTTATGATTTTTTCAAACCCTTTGAACCAATCACGAGCTAGACTACTACCCAATTCAACGATAGTAGAACCAGCGCTTAAAACTGCAGACGCGATTGCGCTACCGATCCGAACCGCGCCGATAGAAGTCATCACGTCGTAGAACGCATTAGCAAGCGATTGAGCTATATTTCCGATAGATTGAGCTATTTCACCAACGTTGGTAAACAATGCTACCAGAGCTCGTTTTATTCGTTCCTTTTGGCGTTCTAAACCATTCGCGATGGATTCTGCGACAAATACCCCTATAGCAACGCCCGTCGTTGCTATAGAACCTGCAACTTGACCTAATGCATAAGCTATTCGTTGGGTCATTAAGTTAAAAGCATTCACGACTTGCGGATCAGTTGCGATTTCAGTTAAAGTCTTCTTGATTCGGTCTAACGCTTTTTTAATCCGTTCCAATCCCTCTGAACGAAAAGCAGCATTAAAACCAGCATTAAATAAAGTAAATAAGCCCTTTAATTTATCTCCCAATCCGTCAAAAATAGACTTAAAGTTATTGTTCATATCCTCAAGTCCAATTTCAGGAAGAATATCTTTAAAAGCCCCGTTACCCTTATCTTTGCCTTTTTTACCTTTTCCACTTTTCGGAGTTTTAGGACTAGAATCGTCCGAATCATCATTTTTCTTTAAAGAATTGATTTCATCAAATCCAGCTAGACCTAAAAGTTCTTTAACGGCTTTCTTAGCTGATTTAGCAGTATCATCTAGATTGTCGGCTAATCCGCCAGAAGCGTCATCTGCGTCGTCCATAGCATCAGCTACATCACCGGCTCCACCCGCTAAATCTTTCATTCCTTGATTAGCATTTCCAATAGCACTGTCTTTTACCGTTGCTTTTTTGTTAAACATTAAGCCGACAAATTCAGCGAGTTTAGCAGTAACATTCTTTAAAGCCATAGCCAACGAATTCAAAACTGGCATAACAGCGTTCAGAATTGGCAAGAATGAATTACCGATATTGAGTGCTGCGTCTTTTAATAATGACTTAAACAAATTAACCCGACCATTTACAGTAGATGCTAAAGTGTCACCATACTTTTGGGTAGCTTGTTCCAAAATCGCCATTAGTCGGATTTGTTGCTGTGTCAAGAAATCCAATTGATCCCAAGATTTTCCATCAGAAAACTTCTTAAAAGCATTCGTTGACTGAATCATGGACACACCAACTTGGATTCCCAAGTCTTCAATCGCTTCAGTATTTCCCAATAAACCAGATCGAATCCGTTCCATAACATCTGTCATTGTTCGACCGGTTCCTTCAGCAACTACCGCAGAAGTCTGCAACATTTTCCCAGTATAAGCACTTAATTTATTGCTGTCTTTGATAAATGTACTAAAAAGATTCGAGTAAACGCCTGCGTACTTAGTCGCTTCTCCAACACTCATATTCATAGCGTTAGCGTTATCATTTATCCATTTTAAGAAAGTCTGTGAACTTTCGCCCATTTGGCGCTTGATTTGGTTCATTGCTGCTGAAACTTCCAGTGCCATTTGCGTTGAATACATGCCTAAATCCAGCAACTTTTTACCCAAAACTGCAAATCCTGCAAAAGCAGCTAATTTGCTAAATGCGCTTTTGATACTGGAAGTTTGTTTCTGTACGGCACTGGTCGCTTTTCGAGTTTGCTCTGCTGCTTCTTGCATTTTCTTTTTAAATGGCGCAATTTCAGCATCAATGATGACCTTTAACTCTTCAAGAGTCATGCTCATAGTTTTCCTCCTTTCTCATTCGATTAAATCGTTCTGCAAATGCTCTCATTTGTTCTTTGTGCAATAAAGCTTCTTGTATCTTGCGTTGTTCTTCTATCTGTTTTTTTCTTTTTCAAAAAGTTCTGGAGCGTACTCCCAAACGTCTAAAAGCTTCACTTCGTTTGACAATAATAAACTAACGTGATTCGCAATCATTTGCGATAAACGATAATTTTCAAGTATTTTGTCTTTCTTTTTTTGGAGATAAACACGGTTAAAACTATTGATTAAATCAAGGATTTCAGCCGTTGTATATTCCCAAAAATCAAAAGGGCTGCCTCCGATGTCTAAAAACAAAGGATACAGCCCATCTACATATTTCGTGACAGAAAGAGGTTCAGAAACACCTATTTGACTGTTTTCATCGTCGTTTTGCTTTTCTTCCCTTTTTTCTGTTTTGGCATAAAACCCGAATTTTCGAACAAAGGAATGATAACATCTGTCAAGAGCGAAGTTTGATCCCCGCCATTATCCACATACTCATCGTTCAAGTCATAGACATCATCGAGTGACATTCCGTGTTCGAATTGCTGCAACGCTCCGTGAATCACTACAAGCATTACTTTTAGTGGTGGCAAAGGAAAATCTTCTTCTTTTCGCGGCATAAAGACCTTTAACAGATTCACGCCCAATTTTTCTTCAACAGCTACGGCTTGACGAGTAGTCAAGCGCAGCTTCAATTCTTTTTCTCCAATTTGCCAAATTATGTATGGTAATGTCATTCAATTAACCTCCGAGTCCGTCAGTAAATTTAAAATCAGACTGTAAAGCAATCTTCAATGTGAATTCAATAACACCATTGACGCCGCCGCCACCAAGTTTGATGGACGGCTGACCGCTAAATTCTACAGTCGTACCATCTGGATACGTTTGTTTCCAGTCAAGCGTTTTCTTGTCATCAGCATGCTTACGCAATACACGATAGGATGATGTAGCTGTCTTATTTTCATAAGCGCACTTGTATTCCAATTCGCCCGGATCACCAATACCAAATTCGTATTTTTTGACCTTATCTGCCAGCGTTGTATTTTCTACTTTTTCGGGGTCAACTCCCATTTCTGGCACTTCTTTAAGTTCTGGGATAGCAGTAAAGCTACCAGCAGATTCTTTAAATTCTAGCTTAATTCCATTTGCTAACATATTTTTATCCTTCCATTCTTTGTCTAAAAACCAATTCAGAGTTTAAGTCAACAATTCCTTCAAAACGCATTGTTTTGTGTCTTAAATGACTAGGGTCTGGCACGTCAAGCGAACTTGTACGCATAAGACCTAATTTGCTAAAGATTTCGTCAATCTTTAAAGCTAAAGCGCTTGTCGAATTATTGTTGAAAATGTCGACTTTATATCTGATGTTTGATTTTTGTTCTTTATCGCTGTAGATTTCGTACGGCTTGTTTTCTTCTTCTAAAAAAATAACGACTGGGAAATGCTCCCAATCGTCAGGATAAGTATCCGTCACGTTCTCTGCGATTTTTTCAAGCTCTTTATAAATAATAGGCTTAATATTTATCATTTTGCTAGTTCCTCAATTTTCCTTCGTACATAATTAGCGATAACTTTCTGGACTTTCGTCTCGTTGTTCTTCAACGCTGGATAGAGATACGGTTGCGCAGGCTGACCATACATCTTGTAAAACTCACCTCTTTTTGCAAAGTGGTAAGGTCCTACATCAATTTGACTTTCATGTACATACCAAGGCGTAGAGCGATAAGACACGCTAACTTCTGGTGAAATACCAGAATGGCTCGCAGCACCTTTCGGACCTGTCCCGAGTTCAACATAAATACCATGTTCTACAGCAACAAATACTTCACCAACAGCCATACTTTCTTTTAAATTGGCTCTTGTTTTAATAGCTTGTCGAAGTTCCCCGCGATTTGCTGGAGCTAATATTTTTGCTTCTCCTTGCACAAGTTTCGCGCCTTGATGTACGCCGACTAGAATCATTTGTGCAGCTTGTTGGCTATTTCCTAGCCGTTGAAGCTTACGAATCAATTCGTTAGCGCCTTCCATTTCTCACACGCTCCAGTTCAAGTACTTTGTGATTTGAGTACTCTTTGATTGAAACAACTTGATGAGTTACTTTATCAGGATCGTCGATGCACAATCCGTCTTTTTCAGCAATTTCTGTCAACTTTTCGATATTAGCATTCAAGATATAGTTCAAACGCTCGCCATAAATTTCAGCCTGCAGGCGTCCGCTGGCTGGCCAAATTTCAGCTTTTATCTCAGTAGCTTTATCACTATAACCCTCTCGCTTGATTCCTTCGTCAGTCTTAATGACTTGGAATTTATGCATCTTATAAGGTTTTAGTCTATTATTTTTCAAACGCACGACCACTCACCCTCGCTAATCTATGATTTCGAATGCTTGCCAATAAATGCGAAGAAATACCGTCTACATACGAAACAGATATACCACCTTCGCTACGAGCTTGTTCTCCTTCGCTACCTTGACGATTTAACAACTCAAGAACCAGTTCAGGCACTAACCGCTCTAAAGCTGGTGTTATTTTATTCCGATTGGTCTCTGTCAAAATGATATTTTCAGCCCTTAAAAGCAAAGGCGAGAGGATTTCATCATCACTCTCACCCGTCAATTTTCTTAGTTCTTCAAGTTCCATTCAAGACCTCCTATTTTGCAGGAGCTTCCTTATTTTTAGGCTCTTTCACGATTGCAACAATGTCATCTACATCAACGCCTTGCTTTGCTAAGTTTTGAGTAAATTCATCATAACGCACTTGTGTCATTTCGATTACTTCATCTGCTTGTCGCAAGATATTGTCTTGCCAATCGTAAAATGCCTTTTTGACTTGTAATTTAAGCATAGGCGGCTACCTATTTCTTTTCTTTCCAATTATCAGTATCGCTTTCAGGTTTTGTAGCAGAAGCAGAAATATCTTTAATTGCTTCATAAACCTTGCCGTCGGATTGTACTTGGTCGCCAGCTAAGTAGTCAGTTCCAGTCTTCCATTCTTTCGCACGGATAATGACTTCGCCCTGTGCTGATTTTTTAGCTGCAGGTTTGTTGTCAGCAATTGTAATAATGTATTTTTGGAAATCTTCAAGCACATAAGCACCTGTGTAGAGCAGTTGTTCAACCAATTCACCAAAGCGTCCAGGAATGTTGTCGTTGTATTTTGTATCATCTAATTGTAACGGTGAAGTAACTACACCAGGAGCGGAAGCTAAAGCGTCTACGTTTGGTAAGAATTTAGAAGGAACTTTGTACACTGTGAAATCATCCAATTCTCCAACATAGCCTTTCGCAAGAACTTTCTTGTCGGCATCACCTTGTGGCAAACGCACGATTTCAGATTTAACTTTCTTGTAAAAGCTAGGAGTAACAAATAACAAACGGTCTTTAATGATGCCTAATTCATCCAGTTTTTCAGATACGTCAAGAACAGCATTATAAGCGTTGTTTTCACCTTTGGTTTTTCCCATAGTTACATTGTCACTAACGTTGCCCAGAGCTGCACCAAAACGAAGCTCATCCAAATAAGGAGCGACAACTTCTGCTGCTTGACGAGCAATAACATAGTCGATATTGACTTGACCGTTTGAGTCACGTTCATCTAATTTGTCAACGAAACGTCCCCAATATTTTTCTTCATCAAGGGTATAAACCTTTTCTTCCACTTCAATGTGGTCGAATTGATTATCTTTATTACGACGATAGTCTTTCAAAGGAGTAGTATTTCCTTTAGCAACTGTAAACGAACGTCCGTTCATTTCTACTGCTTCATTAGAAAGCACTAACGGTGCAGAATAAGAGTTTACAGCAAGGACATCTTCGATAATTCCAAGATGACGTTTGCGAGATTCTGCTGTATTTAAATTTTCAAAAGCCATATAATTTTACCTCACTTTTTTATTGTTTATTTTAAAAAATCCTTTTTCCATTTAGGAATTTCATCTGCGCCTTGTGTTGCGCTTTTCATCGGCGCACCACCTTTCAAACGCTCTGACACACCCTTCTGAACCGCTTCTGACCATGCCTTTTGAACAGTATTGATTGATTCAGTCACGCTGTCAGCACTTGATAAATCAACAACAGCTACTAACTCAACTGGTAAGTCACGTTCACTTAGCATTGATTTAGCTTCTGCGGTTAATTCTTTTCGAGCAATAGCTTGTTCGCGATCAGCTAATTCTTGCTCACGTTGTTTTAGCTGATAATCTTTCTTCTCATCAGCATTCATCTTAGCAAGTTTTTTTGCTTCGCTTTCTTTAGCTTCTTGCTCTGATTCCCAAGCCTTGCGAGCTTTTGCAACTTCGGCAGATACCATTTTTCCCACATCTGCTCGCGTAAAAGTTCGTTCATGCTTGTCTTCTTGCTTTGTATCAACAGTTTCTTGAGTGTCGACAGTCTCAGTTGATTCAGTTGATACAGCAGCGTTAGTTTCTTCTGACATAATTGTCCTCCAGCGATTACGTCGCCACTCGATAATCTCGTTTTACGCCCGGCGGCGAAACAGTGCAGCCTTTAACGTCTTCAGCACGGTTTGGACAATATAAAAACCGTATCGAATTCGACACGGTTAGATTGTGTGATTAGATAAATAACAATCTAAAGGTCTCACGTCCTTTAGGTGTGATGAGTGTTTGTGTACCAGACCATTGCGTTTTTTCGTTGAAAGTCTCTTTGACTTCAAAACCTTAATACTATTAGTCATGACCACGGACAAGCCCGCCAATTCTTGCCCTGTATTTTCATTGTAGCAAGAAAAAACGTCAAAATTTCCGCAATTTTATTTTTAAGCACAAGAAAAGCACCTAGAATATTCTAAGTGCTTAATATTTTACAATGCATAGTCAAAACCAATTTTTGATTTGATACTATCAAACAAATTCAAAACAGATTGTGGAGTGTCCTTCTTAAAAGACACACGAGGATTGTCTTTATCAGGGTAAATTTCGTTAACCCATTCATCAATCTGATTGAAAAAGACTAATAACTCTTTACTAGGGACAGCCATTACTTCCATGACAATACCTCCTTCACTTTTTGTAATAATACTTTGTCTGTTATGTTCTCAGCTAATACTTCAACTTCTGCAACAAGCTCATTGATATTATTGTGATACAAAAACGCATTATAAGCATTTAAACTAATATCTTTTAGATATCTACGGTCAATAGATTGTTGTTCTTTAACATATGAAACCAGTGGAGAATTTAATTCAGACATCGCTTGTTCAACATTATTATAACGCTTTTTATTCACTTTGTAAAATGCTTTTGCGGAATCCCAATGCTTTTTATGTGTCAATTCATGAACCATTGTATCTTTAATACTTCTTGAAGCAAAGAATCCATCTGACAAAACTTCTTGGAACTCTTTTTCAGAATGAAGAGCATCACTTACAAACAAAATATCTTGCTTATAATCATATCCTGCCAAGCCAGGCAGCCTTGATTTTTTAAGAAAAACAACGGTAGGTTTTTTATAAGAGCTCAGCTCTCGAAAAGTAGATTCGATATTTGAAACAGTATCACGTATTTTCTTAGTGTTATCTTGACTCCAAAAATCAAAATCATAACCGCTAAGTTGTTTCGTTTTTACACGAATATCATTTCCAACGGTAAATGACCGCTGTTTCGCCATCAAATCAAAGTTGTTCATGTCTTGATTATACACCTTATCTTTAGACTTCGCAACATACTTGTCATACCAGTCATCATAACTCATGTCTGCTGGCACAAGCATCGTCTTTCCCGTTTCCGGATCACGCGCTCGACGTTCCAACTTACTCAAGTCCATATCGTCAAAATATGCTATCGTAGTAGACCTGCACCACGGATGCAAAGGTGGATAGTTGATTCCGGTCTTGCGCTCTGACACTTTGTAAACCTTGCCGTCATGCTCACGACAAATAGAGGACGTGCGTTTATCTAATACAGCCACAAAACGATATTGCTCAATATCCGCATCTTTGTAACTCAATGCTTCCATTTCGTTGTGGAAAAATGCCGATTCTGTGCGAACTAGTCTACGAGCATTGTTTCGCCCTACGTCAAATCGTTCTGCGATTGAGTTGATAACATCTCGATTACTGCGTCCTGTCATCCAGCTAACTAAAAGCTCGTTTTTAAGCTGTCTAGCAAGCTCTCCTGTGTTGTTCCAGATACGCCCTGAGTAATTACCCCCCGACCATTTTAAACGGCTTAAACGTTTGATTTCAGCTTCTGGTAATGTGTTGAAATTATACGCCAGTCCCGTGTGTTGTTGTAAGTCAAAAGTAGCTCGGTTGTAGCTGTCTTTCATAAATTCTTGATAGAACTTATCAGATTGTTTCTTCTCAGCTTGATACATAGCATTTCGCAATCTATCTACTTGTTGGCTCAACTCATTGAATCGATTTAAACGAAAAGCATATGCTCCACTATCCATATCAGCAAGCAATTGGTTAATATTTGGATCATCTGGTCGTGCTTCAAAAACCTTGCGCATTTCTGATAAGCTCTGCTTACCCTTCATAGCTTTTAGCACTTGCCTAGCGTCTGTTTCAGATAAACCGTAATCACGTTGAAACTTGTCAAAGACTTTATCTGCTTGCTTGTTCAAATACCGCTGCGCTTCGTTATATATCTTATCAATATCATCAGCCTTGGCTTCTGCTTTGTCCATTTGTTGATAGATTAGTTCAGCTTTGCGACGTTCCCAGTAAGTATCATTCTTCTTGTTCATTTAGCTCATCTTCTTTCTCGGGATGAGTATTTTCTTGCTGGAACTGTGGAAATTGTTCCATATTTTCCTCTTTCTGTTCTCTCAAAGCTTCAAGTTCTGCGTCTGGATCTTCAACGAACGGCAACAGAGAAATAAGTTGACGAAGACTGACTTTGCCATCGAGATTACTAATGATTTGAGAAATCTCTAGCAAGTTCTTTGGCAAACCGCGACTGAATTGTGGCACGATTGATTTTGCATCAATAGTAATCTGATTCAATCCCAAAAAATTTGAAAAGATAGCGATTCTTTGACGAAGTCCGCGTTTGTAATTTGCTTCTTTGGTTTTTGTAATCATTTCAAGACCCAACAGTTTATATTCCATAGCTACGCCTGAACTATTCCCTGCAAAGTTCTCATCGGTTAGATTTGGAACGTGACTAAACGTATAAATATCCTCTTTCAGCGCTTTCCGCAAGACCTCGACGGCATTTTCATCTAAAACGTTCGTCAAAAATTCCGCTTTAGAATCTGCAGGCAGTTCAAGCAACCCTTCTTCACGTAGAATCTGCATAGCTTCGTGCGCTTCTTCTTCGGTGTCGGCAAGTTGTGCCCCGTAAATTAAGAGAATCGATTCAATCGCTTGTTCTTTGTCATTGACACGATTCCCCATAAGCGAGTTATAAGCGTCAATCAAGCTGATTTGCTGCTCATAATCACCGATACGGTATTTGTTATTCTGATACTCAATAACCGGAATAGCCCCCATATTGTGAGGTACTGGACTATCATCATGTGTTGTTCCGGTACTTGACTCTTGCAGTATAATGTTGTAATGCAAGTTCTCCGTCAGAACCTCTGCGTGATAACTAGTTGTATTATTCGTATCATCTTTGACATGATAATAATACACAGCAAACAGCGGACGTTTTTCAATGCTATCATCATAGACTAAAAATGTATTTTCGGGTTCTAAACTAGTCGAATCAAGCTCTGTTGAGTCTTCTTTTGCATAAATATACTCATATGCTTTGCCATAAATTGCCATATTTAGTGCATTCTCGCTATCAACTTGATCAATCTCTGCTCCGTCAAAAGCTTCAAGCAAAGGTTCTAAATCAGCTTCACCAGTATTTGTGTATTTGACTGGATTCCCCATAAAGTAACCAGTGGCAGTGTCCGCTATATCTTTAGCATGGTTAGCGACCGTCTTAAAATTCGGCTGACCTGCTCGACGTTCGTGTTTTAATATGTCGTGCTCACCTAAATAATAAGATTTTAATCGCTTCAATCGCTCTGATTCATTTGAATGTTTTAAAATCAATTTATAGATCAAGTCTTTTTTTAATCTTGTTTCATCATATCCAGCGCGGGGATACGTAAATATTTGATACATGTTTATCCTTTCTACAATCCATAACGCGATTTGCGTTTTACTTTGGCTTTTGCATTTCTCATATCATCTTCAAATGCGTAACGAGTGCTATCAATTGTGTGATTATCTTTATCTTCTAGTCGATTGCGAGGATTCCCGTCTTTGTCCGTTTCGTAATCGATATTTTCAAATTCTCTGGCAATGTTCGGCGTGCGTTTTGGATCAATAACAATTGCGTCTAAATCATCCAGCCACTTCTCGCCAAATTCAACGCTGTCAGGTCCTTTTTTGACCTGTATCACACGAGATATGCCATATTCGTAGCGTAACTCATCATTCGACTTCGGCTCTACTTCGGCATGAATCACATCGTACTGATAGCCTTTTTGTTTTAACTTTTCAGCTAACATACGATTGCTAATTTTTACTCCATAAATTTCGTCTACAGCGTAAATAGTTCGTCTTTTTTTGTCATAGTGCCAACGCACAAAAGCCAGAGGGTCATTAGCATAACCATAGTCAATGCCGTTTCGAATGTTATCAAAACTCTTGTATTCATCATCTGTAATCGTTCGAAAAACTAAGTTGTCAAACGGTACAACTCCCGAACCAACGGCTTTACCTAAATACTCCCAATCATATCGAATTTGAGAACGTTCGCGAGTTGCTTCAGCTTCCGCTATAAATTCTTTTGCTATATACGGATTATCAAAGTACGTAGAATGATGAATATAAGTATTATCTGGTTGAATGACGCTTTCATATTTCTTGTTAACCCACGACTGCTTACGTTTTGGCGGATTGTATGAAAAAAAGAACTTGTAAAACAGTCCTTCTGGTAATTCTCCACGCAAAAGTGAGTTCGTAATAATTTTTACTTCGTCTTCTGTCTTAAACTCTGCCAATTCTTCAATCCATGCAAACGCAAAAGGAAAACGACTGTCTTTTAAAGACTTAATTCGTTCTGGTTCCTGCGCACCGCGAAAGATAATATAATTTCCGCGGGGGGCATAAGTAATTCGTAAAGGCGACTGTTTAAAGTGAAAAAGATGAGATACTCCTTGTTCGTAAACAGCCCACTTAAGCTGTTCGTAAACAGACTGCTCTAACGTATTATCTACTTTACGAATACAAACAGCATTGCTTGCATATCTCATCACAAGCTGAATAAGAATATGCGCTATATCTGATGACTTTCCAGAACCACGTCCGCCTTTACAAACAATATTTAAATATCTTCGACAAAGTGAAGCACTCCATACATCGTGAAATTTTTGCGGAATGAGTTCAGATAATTTCTTAGCCGTCATCAAAACCACCTATATCATCAACAAATGTCACTGATGCATTTACTTCAGCTTCTACTTTGTCTGTCCAAAGTCTATAGCGCTTACCTAGCAGCTCTGCTGCCTTCGTCCTAGATTGCACACTCGGCACCGCATCAACAACCCTCTGCGTACCCTCACCATCTAAAACAAGTAAAGGTTCTGTTTTCTCTCCGCGCATGACAGCGGTCAGATATTCCATAACTTCCTGCTGATCAGCTACACGCTCAGACTTCAATTCTTCCAGACGTGTGTCTATATAGGATTTTATGTTAGCATTTGCTAGCAATCTACTTCCATTAGCTCTAGCCACTGAATTTTTTTTAATGCTTGGATAAGCTTTCTTATAAGCCTCTGTTGCATTCAAGCTGATGATGTACTCATCGGCGAATATTTTTTGTTTTTCAGTCATCCCATTTTCCACCACCTCAATTCTTTTTACAATGCAAAAAGCCACCAAGTAGGTGACTTTTCAGGGAGATTATTATGAAAAAACTAGATTGCCACATGGCAATTGCGAGAGTGGGATTCGAACCCACGACCTCTTGGTTATGAACCAAGCGAGCTACCCGCTGCTCTATCTCGCGTTGAAGAATCTAGGGGTAGTTCCTAGATTCGCAAATATTATAAGGAGTTGTCGTTTTACCTAAAACCGATGATACAATAATATCACGAAAAAGGTGACACAGGAAGCGTTTTTTGTGTCACTTTACTGTAATTGGGCAAATTTTTCTAAAATCACACGTCTTTTTCGGTAAATTGTCTTTCGGCTCATGTGAAGTTTAGCCCCTATTTCTTCCCAAGTGTAGTAAAAAATGCTCGTTGTATTCATCCAACGCAAGTCAAAAATTTCTTTTTGCTCTTCGTCCAAATCTTTCAAAAAATGCTCGACTGTTTCTTTGAATAATTCCAAATTCTTCAGTTTTACGTCCTTGCTAAACTTTACAATCGTCTCTTCCGTTGGTCTCGACACTGCATTAGCCTTACTACCACCAAAGTTCACATCAGAGTTGTACGGAAATTGTAACTCTTCTCTCCTCGTAGCTATCTCACGATTGATTGTAGCATACCGAAGTAATTTATTATCTAAAGCGTTGAGTTCTGTTTCTGTAATTTTCGTACAAATCACCCCCTAAATAATTCTACCTGTAAATACTAATGTAATCGTACCTGTGCCGTCTTTGTTATCCGATAACAACGCATGACAATCAGAACCGTATTGGACGCCGTCAATTGTAATACTCCGCTTCGTTTTATCAACATGCACGATTGCGTCACTAAATGTTTTAATCCTCATAACACGCCCTCTAATTCTTTGATTCGTTCATTGCAGAAACGTATCCGATACTTCAACCATCTATCTTCTAGTATTGTTTCGTGCATTTCGTGCGAGTGTGAATTCTTTCTTGTTTTGGAATCCAATTGATTTCGATATTTATCTCGTGCCTTAATCCATAATGCGCGTGTGCCTGATTTTGTGTAAGGTATTTTACTCATTTCATTCCCTCCGCTTGTTTTTCTAACCAGTCGAAAAGTAATCCAAATTGATTCACCACCAACTCATTATCGTTGTACTTTTTGCAGATAACATTGATTGACTCCACTACCCAGAACCAATATGCCTGCGAGCCGAACCCCACCTCTTGAGATTTTTGATTGCTAGCCTGCATCCATTCAGGGATTTCACGGCTAAAAAAATCTATGTAATTCATTCTAGTTCCTCAATTCTGATATAGATTCCTACGGTGTCTGCCCAGAACTTCTCTACAATCTCGCTAGCAACCAGAGCGTCATCTTTCCAGTAACCTAACTTCGTCATGCAGTCCTTGAGTAACTTCTGCAAGTTATCCGTGTCTGGCTTCGTCGTTTTGTACTGACCGTTATAACTTTTTTTAATTCGTGGGAAGCACCACTTTACTGTTAGCCGTACTGCTTCTGTGTACATATTAGGCGGTACATGCTGCGCTAAAAGTAAGAGAAATTTCTCTCTAGCAACTTTCAGTCTTTCTGGTTCGTATACTTGTGGTTTACCATTCTTAACCGCGATCTTTTTCTGCTGATGTGTGGTAGTGGGTATTTTTTCATGGGTAAGAAAAATTCAATCATCTGTTATTTCCTTTGCAAATTGCCACGCCCACGATACAGCAGACTTTTTAATTTTTTCTTTGGTTAATCCACCAGGTACATTTCTGTTATGTCTTTTAAGTTTTTCTAGCGAGTTATAATCATGATCGCCTAAGACCAAATTTCCTGTACTGGATTGCTGTACTAACGTTTTAAATAATCCATTTCCAACAGGGATGGCAACTGTGTAACGTTTTTCGGGGTCTAAATCAACATCGTCAATTTTTGCACGAAATTCCAAAACTTGACAATACGTTTGCATAGCATGACACTGTGTTTTTAAGACTTCAATAGGATATTGCAAGTCCCATTCTTGAGTTTCTCCTTTGTCATATTTTTCGATAAAGTTCTCTAGTCTATATAATCGTGTTTTAAGTTGTTTATATTCTTCAATCATTCGTTTTTGATAATCATACATTTTTATTTTACCTTTCTAATTTTACATATTTTAATTTGTTGGAATTTCACGCCCTTTGCAAAAGATGAGACAAAGGATAAAGGGGCAGGACTTACAGCCCCTTTTCCTTTTCTCTTTTGCTTTTACGAAGGAAAAGTCTTTTTATAACCTTGAATAAGGTTATTACCTTGATTTTTCTAGAAAAAAATATAACTTTTTCCTATTTTTCCAGATTTGACAGGAAAAGAAAAATATACAGTTTTTTCTATTTTGAGAAAAGAAAAAGTTAGAACTTTTCTAAAGAATTCTTTGTAACTTTTTCCTATTTTTCCTTTTCTTTTATAGTGAAAACAATACCGTTTTTGATGTCAAAACTATCATGTTCTCCAACATAATTTTCCACTGTCTTTTTACTTTTCACTCCAAAATATTCTTGAATTTCTTCCACAGTCACTGGTGAAGCTCCATCAAAAAGTGCACTATACGCCGTCTCGAGTTTCTTGTTTCGTTCCTTTAAGTTTTCCTCTTTAGATTTTCGCCCTCCTCTTGCATTGGCTGCTGCTTTCTTCATATAACTGTTACTCTCCTCCAACTGAATATCCGCCAGCATTCCTGTTTCATCCACGCTATGCACTGGATAGCTAAACCACATATTCACGGGCTTGAACTTAGCAAACTCACGCAATGTGCCTTCTACACGCCACGCAGTCGCCATTTGAATAGCACTGCGTACACGTTTTAGCTCTTCTTGGTATGGAGAACGAACAAGTACATTAGAAACGCCTTCCTCAAAATGTGTCCGCATTTGAGCAGCGCTTTGCAAGTCGTCTAAACTAACGTGCTGTTGATAGTAATCATTGTTGCGCTCTTGCAGTGCTTTTTGGTAAATCTTACAAGCTGCTTGATTTAATCGTTGTGTAGTTAGTTCTTCGGTCACTTCCAATTCCACTAAGTCAATGAGTGCATCAGGGTCGCGAGCGAATACTCCAGAACCACTGGCTCTATCCATAGACTTCTTACCACCTTGTGCGCCCTTTGAGTGGTGGTGGCAGTAGATAACACTACACCCTAACTCAGTAGCTACTTTGTCAAATTGATTGGTAAAGTGTGCCATTTGGTCTGCAGAGTTTTCATCACCAGTCAGAACCTTATAAATTGGGTCAATGATGACTGCAATATAATTCTTTTTCAACGCCCGACGTATCAACTTGGGCGCTAGCTTGTCCATTGGAACGGTCTTGCCACGCAGATTCCAAATGTCGATATTGTTGATATTATTTGGCTCTAATTCCATAGCTGTATATACGTCTTTAAATCGATGTAAGGCTGATGGTCTGTCTAGCTCTAGATTGACATAGAGGACGCGCCCCTGCGTACAATCCCAACCAAGCCACTTCTTACCCTCTGCGATTGCAATCGACATCTCAATCAATGCGAATGACTTACCTGCTTTTGATGGTCCAGCAATCAGCATCTTATGACCTTGGCGCAGAACGCCTTTTATCAACTCAGGCGCCAATTCTGGCAAGTTATCCCAACTATCAGCCAAGCCTTCCGGATCCGGCAAATCGTCATTCAAATCTTCGATATATTGGAACCATTCGTCGTAATTAGCTTTACCGATGTTGGTATCAATCAAAAACTGCTTATGCCCGTTTCTAGCAACCCCAGGCATACGGGATAGACGGCTTGGGTTGCGATTTTGTACGTCAATATCAAGCCCGTTCTTCTTACAGATTTGATAAATGTAATCAACGCGCTTCCGATATTCTTGGTAGTCTCTAGCGTCCACTCTCACGATAGCGTGAATGGATTTTTTGCCAGAGTAGACCAAGGTTGCCACAGGCAATTCCAATTCGCGTATGATGGCATTCTGTTTGGCTAAGTCCATGCTGTCGGATTCTACCAAGGCATAACGATAGTCTGTAACATTGTCGTTCTTAACGCCTTTACCATCTAACGGATTAAAACGAATCCACGCTCCAGCTTCCTCCTTGTAGTCACCAAAGACTAAGTTCAAATCTTTGTAGTTGTTCAATTCTTGAATTAACTGGCCAGCTGTGCGGTCGTAGGCTCCTTGCGTTGGCTTGTAAATCGTACCGTCATCTGTCTCAATTGGATAGGTCGCCGTTACATAACCAACAATATCCGTGCTTTCAAACAACGTTTCCAAATAACGCGTAATTTCGCTTACTGGGTTCCAATTGACTGGCTCTTGGATTTCTTTTCCTTCAATCCAATTCTTATCAATAACGCGATAATCTTTATCTATAGTATCGTTCCAATCTAGCTCGTGAGCATTCTCGCCGTCATAAGCGTATGGCGAAGTCCAGCCGCGACCTTTTGCCATTTGCACAATTGTAGCGCCTGTGACGATACTTCCTGCTTCTTCGTTAAATGTGTCCCATTTTTTGAAGCACTCAAATTTCTTGTACCTACTGTCAGCTTGTGACCAACTATCCCAATCCGCTGCCGTATAGCCTTCGTGCTTGAGAGCCATTCCTACATTGACCCAGTCTTGATATGATAAGACAGAAGGGTCAATGTAATCTAACAGCGGCAATAAATCAAAATTTCCTTCTGTCAATTATCCTTCTCCTATTCTGGTATATATTCTCTCGGCGTTATACCTCTTGGAATTCTCCAACCATTCGCTGCAATGCGGTCAATCAACTTTCTAGCACTTTCGAACTGCCACATACCGACATTGCGGAATCCGCGCTGTTCTAAGAAGCGAATTTGTTTTGGCGTGGTCAAGCCTTCTGACTGTCTCTTATGCAGCCTGTCCAGCAATAAATTAGCTTTGCCAGCGTTACCAATTTCATCTGTAAAAATACCGTATTTTTCAAGCGCTTTGATTTGTTTATCACTAGCAGGCGCTTGCTCCCAGCCAAAATTCGGAACATAGTTTGACAAGTCTTCTGCATGGATAGACATTTCAAACTGCAGGGGATCTACTAGCTTACGTTTCCGTTTTCGCATTTCTTCTAGTTGTTTGGCTAGTGCTTCTTCACGTTGTGCAACGACATCTTCCGCTGCCTTCACTTCCATGTCTTCTAAGTCTAGCAGAACCCCTGTTTCTTCCTCCATGTTTTCGACCATCTTCTGGGTAACTTCTGGAGTCTCACAGATGAGATGAGCAGGACGGCACAGCTCATGACGTTCCGTATGCCATAAGAAGTCTAGTAAAAGCAATTCCTCTTTTCCTGGATGTAGACGAGTGCCACGCCCGACCATCTGACTGTACAGCGCCCGTACTTTAGTTGGTCGTAGTACCACCACACAATCCACAGACGGGCAATCCCACCCTTCCGTCAGTAACATAGAGTTACAAAGCACATTGTAGCGGTCGTTTTCGAAATCTTCCAGTACCTCCGCCCGATCCTTTGATTCACCATTGACCTCAGCAGCTCGAAACCCTTTAGCGTTTAGAATGTCACGAAATTTCTGGCTTGTCTTTACTAGTGGCAAAAATACTACCGTCTTACGATTTTGACATTGCTTGGCCATTTCATCAGCGATTTGCTCCAGATAAGGGTCTAGGGCTGTTCCGACATCACTAGCTTTGAAGTCGCCCGCTGACATACTGACATTAGACAGATCCAGTGTCAATGGGATTGTAATCGCTTTGATTTTGGATAAGTAACCTTCTTTAATAGCTTGTACTAGTGAGTATTCATAAGCTAGACTGTCAAAGTAGCTACCTAAGTTCTTCATATCTCCTCTGTCTGGGGTCGCTGTAACGCCCAGAACATCGGATTTTTCAAAGTGACTAAGGACGCGCTGATAACCGTCTGATATGGCATGATGGGCTTCATCTACTACGATTGTGTCAAAATAATTAGGTGGAAACTGACTAAGTCGTTTCTCACGTTGCAGTGTTTGAACAGAACCAACTACAACTCGATACCAAGAGCCGAAAGAAGTGTGTTCTGCTTTTTCAAGAGCAGTACCTAGCCCTGTTGCTGTTTTCAGTTTGTCGCTAGCTTGTTCTAGCAATTCCGACCGGTGAGCAAGGACAAGCACTCGCTTGCCCTCCTTCACTTGGTCTTCAATGATTTTGGAAAATACAATCGTCTTTCCGCATCCTGTTGGCAATACTAAGAGCGTGCGCTTGCGACCTTGTGCCCACTCAGCTTGAACTGCTTCACGAGCCTCTTGTTGGTAAGGTCTTAACTGCATGCTTTACCTCCTAAAACTGACCTGCTTGATATCCGCCTTGCGTTGGTTGTTGATAATTTTGTTGTGGTTGCTGGTAAGCTCCCTGAGTTGGTTGTTGGTAGCTGCCCTGTTGTGCTTGACTAGGCTGACTATTCAAGACTTTTGCATAATCCACATCTTCAGGATAAAGCATAGATTTGACTTCATTGTAATTATTCCCGTTGTATTGACGAGTTCCGACTTTACATACACCGGATTTGCCAACAATAGCATTCCAATTCATACGTAGTGGCTCACCTTTTTTCTTTTGACCGATAGCTGCAAAGAAAGCAGAGAGCATTCCTTCGGTTGAACTGTGCAAAAATAAGTTGTGTCGCAATTCCGTTTCGCCTTCATTTGCGACAATTTTGATGCTGATAGTAGCTTTATTACATGCAGGTAATTTACCCGGATTTTGCGGATTTGGTGTGTGACGGCCACGTTCAAATCCTGCAACAGTAAAATAGTACAATCCGTCAGGTAAGAGGACAAATTCCGAATCTTTCTCGATTGTGTCGTCCCAGCCAAGTTCACGGTCAAAGTTGTTGTTATATTCAGTCATATTTTATTTCTCCTTTTGTTAAGCTAAAATAGTGATATTGTCTTTGTCTGCAAGTTCTGTTTTTAAGTAGTTTGCAATATTGTTGATGGCATCTAGTTTCCACTTGCCGCCGTCTGCTTCAAAGAGTGCCAGATTTGCCATGCTATTGATACGAAAGACGAATTGACTAGATGGCTGTTCCACTTCGCTGAAGGTTCGATATGGTGTCAAGGTCACAGGATTAGGTGCTTTAGCTTTTGATAAACTAGCCACACCATCACGGACGGTTGCTAGTTGACTAATACCATTATCTTGAATCTCGGTACCTTTTTCGATTTTTAGGTGACTAGCGAAATCCAAGACCACAGCGCGATCATTCTTATCTAAGAAGAGCGATTGCAACATGATATTAAATTCTTCTTGGTCTTGCCAACGTCCGAATGGAATTGGCGGCATACCAGCTGTCACTGTTACTAGACAAGTACGATGTGCTAACTCATCAACTTCTGTAGCAACTTCTACCTTATCATAATTGTTGACTTTGATAATCAGCTTTTGGTTATCCAATCCATCAAGCCCAGATTTGAGATAGTCCACTAGACTGCTCAATGTATAAAGAGAGATAGGTTTCGGATAGCGTTTTGGGTCAACTTCTTCCAACCGAACATCTTGAGCGTTGAAATACTCCTTGCCATTTCCTGACTTGATAATGTTGAGTTTATTGCGGTCTAGGTCAACTGCATATTCTAATGCTTCCTTGATTGATTCCGTCATATTTAATTACCTGCTTTCTTTTTGTTGTAATCAATAATCTTGTTATTTTCTTCTTTTTCAATTTTTTCGATTAACTCACCAGTGTCTGTGCGCATGTCGCCATTATCGTCAAAATATGTTTGACCAGGAATCCCGCTTTTAAGTTCGTTAGCGTGGATTCTACCTTCGTCATCACGTCCGACAATCACACTTGTAGAAACGCCTTTTTGTGGTGCTAATGTGGATTTGACTTCCATACTTGTCGTTACGACAGTACGTTCGTCGTCTGTTGACATAGCTAGAGTTATAGTCAGTTTGCGCATCGCGTTAGCTTTAGTGTTGAGGTCTAGAATGTTATCTAAGACCTTTTCTAATTCTTTGTCTACCTTTTCTTGTAGAGCAGTATTAGCAATTTTTGATAAATCAATCTTGATAGTTTTATCTGTCATATGTACTCCTCTTGTTATATTTAGCAATGATTTCTAATTTCCAGAACTTATGTCGTAGTCTCAAAGGGCAATTCTGGATCAACTCGTACTTGAGTTTTGATAACATTTAACGTTTCGCTCCAATGCGCCACAATCATATCCCAATAATCTGGTGGGAAGTTTTCGATTGGTGTCCCCAGCGGAAAGTGTCCGCGAATGTAAGCTACTCGTTGTAGTTCTTTTTCTGTTACCCGTTCTTGCGTCATTAAATCACGCAAGGATTGAGGTAGATTAGCGTTGTATGTTTGTGGTTGTTCCTGTTGTTTAGGTGGCGCTGTGTTAGTCATATCAATCGGCAATTCAGTTTGTTCTGCTTGCGGTACGTTCTGTGTTCGTTGATCAGACTGCGATTGAGATGCTTGTTCTAGCTGTGAGTTTTCTGCTGATGTCTGTACTTGTTGTTGAACAAAGATATGAGCAATACTTGCATAGTTGAACGGCAATTCGTCTGGCAATCCATGACGATTTTTCGCATCCCACGCTGGTCTATGCTGCGTGTACATCACACGTTCACCACCCTGAGCTTTCTTCTTGCCGTTTTCAGCTGTCATGAGAATTGTTTTATAGTTGGCAAATAGAACCATATCCGCCCATTCTTTGACTAGTGGTGCTGTCTGTGAACTAGTTTTCTTACCAAGTTTTAACTCGTAACGGTCATATGCTCCCATTTCGTCCGGCTGTTCAAATTTCTTCAATTGAGCGTGGGCAGTTAAGACTACGTTAATTCCTAGTTCAATCAATTCCGACAAGCTATTTAAGAAGCGCCCAATTTCTTCTCGAACATAGGTATAACCATTGCCCCAACCGAAATCCTCGATACCTTTTTTATTGTGCAAGGCGCAGACAGATTCAACTGCTAGACTCTCCGCCCAGTCAATCGTATCAATAACTAGCGTCTTGCAAGTCTGCGGATTAGCCTTGATAAAAGCAATCTCATTGTTTAACATTGTCCAACTAGTCGGCTTATCCAACCGTGCTACGTCCATGTTATCTGTTGAACCTTCTGTGTCAATAAAGACAGGTTCTGGAAATCCTGCTGCAAAGGTAGATTTACCAATTCCTTCTGGACCATAAATAACAACTTTTTGAGCTCGTGCTCGTTTTCCTCTTGTAATCTGCATTGATTACTCCTTTCTAAAATCCACCTTGCCAAGTCGGTGCGACTGTTTCGGCATGTCCTTGCTGAGCGGTGCTTGCAAATTCTACTGGCGAAACGCTGTAGCCGTCCTCGATTATGATCGAGCACTCTCCACCAGTGGAGACACGAGTAGCAATGGCTTGAAGTCCTTCTTGTTCCAGCCATTGACCAAACTCTTGCAAGGTTTGCTGATCCATTTGCTCTAACTTATCAATAAGGACAAACCCACACTCTGGTTTGAGCTTACGGACAATAGCAGTTGCTACACGTAGTTGCTGACTGCCACTCATGCCGTCCCAACGTTGACCAAGATAGAGCAATTCGCCGTCATCTACAGATAGACCTTCCAGTGGCAAATCTGCATTAGTTAGTAAGTCTGTTTTCTTTTGACGGATGTCAGCGATAACACTATCTAGCTCTTTATATTGCTCACGATAGCCTTTAGCATCTTCTTCCGCTTTGTCTTTATCTAAATTGGCACGGACTTTAAGATTGGTTTGTTCGATATTTGCAATGTTTGTTTCGATTTCTTCAGTAGATTCATCTTGTAAGTCCATTGTGTCTTTTTTGGCAATTTCAAAATCATTGGCTAGTTGCTGCTGTTTGGTTTTTGCATCAGCTAGCAATTGTTCTAGTCGTTCGACTTCAGCATTGGCAGCATTGAGACTATTTTGGATAACTACTGCATTTTGACGCTTGCGGGCATTCTCACCATTCTTGGCTAAGATGTCTTGCTGCTGACTGATTAGGTCTGCAATACTAATCAATTCTTTCGGTGCGTCAGGGTAGTAAGGCTGTTCTTTAGCAAATTTTTCTTTCTGGTCTGCAATCACACCAATTGCGTGACGTTCGTCATATTTGGCTTTTTCTTGCATTTCCAATTCTGCCAATTGCGGACCAACTCCGATGATTTGTAAGAGTGTACTTGCTTTTTCTTTACTAGTCTGTTCCATAAATTTCGGCAAGTTGATAGCTAATTCTTCTACAAAACTATCTAGCAACTTCTGACCAGCTTTGTTACCGCTAGGGTCAATAACTTTTAGGTCGCTGTTCTTGCCTTTGCGTTCCACAACTAACCCGTTTGACATGGTTATTTTTAACGTAGGCGGAACAACAGAACCTTCTCGCGTTGCTTTGCTAGGCTTGTACTTGTTCCCGCCTAGCGCCCAAGCAATGGCGTCCAGCACACTGGTCTTGCCTTGATTGTTGTTTCCACCTACAATCGTCAAACCTGTTGCCGAAGGCTCTAGTTTGACCGCCTTCACGCGCTTCACGTTTTCGATTTCTAATTTATTGATAGTTACCATTATTCAACTCCTTTTATTTGTTAATACCTAAATGATTTTGTGCAATATTTCCGAGCCTCTGCCAATTTATGCGCTCGCTCTATACGATCGTGCTCGATTGCACAGACCACGTACATAGCCTCTAATTCAATGCGTTCGTTTTCTCGTGCTTCACGCTCTGCTTGCTTTCTGGCTCTGCGCCAATCTAAGTGATTGCAGAATGCGCCAGCCAAGAAGAATAGCGCAAGCATGAAGACTGCTCCAAAAATTTCACTCATTATTTTTGCCTTTCTTAAAATAGTTCAATCTGTGTCTGTGGCTCATAATTCAGCCATAGCACCTCTGTACGTTTCAAACCTTTTTCTGCAGTGGCCGCAAATTCCAACCTATCCCAACCTTTCAATTTGTTATTGTATAGCTCGCTGTCATATCCACTTATCAAAATTTTTGCCTTAGATTGACAAATGACATCTAGTAACTCCAGATGATCTTCGTCGCTCATTTCGTAGCTGTACTGTTTGCGAGTTCTTGTGCTGAGAAGGTAAGGCGGGTCAATATACATACAGACGTCTGATTTGTCAAATCGCTTAATCAGTTCTAAAGCTGGCCGATTTTCAATTTGCACTTGTTTAAGACGCAGAGTCATTTCCTGTATGATTTCAGGCAATTCGTTCCAATGCCGCACAGCGTACGCTTTCTCACGTCCGTTTATATCATTTTTCCAACCGCTTTTCTCAATTGCTCGGAAACCGTGTGACATAACAGATTTGATGACAAAATGGACTGCTTTATCTATCTTGTCTGCAGGCCGCTTCGCGAAGACTTCGTCGTAAATTTTTCGGCTGTAAGGTGTCAAAAACAACCTTTCGGCCAATCTGTCTGGATTGTCTCTTACAATCTCGAAAAGATTGACGACATCTTCGTTCAAGTCATTTATAGTCTCAATCGCAGATGGTGACTTAGTAAATAGAACCGCACCACTTCCGAAATAGGGTTCTAAGTAACTTTTGTGTTTTGAAAGTAAATCTACAATCTTATTTGCTAGATTCCATTTACTTCCTGGATAACGAAGTAGCGTTTTCATATCATCACCTCATCTTCGCTCATTTTTCCATCTCCTAAATTGCATATAAGCTCGTTGCCTATAAAATTCCAATACTTTTGCTGTTTCTTCGTCCGTTTCGAACAAGGCTTGGTCAAGTTGAAATCTAACGCGTAAACCATATACTGTTGAAATAAATTCAATTTCATTTTTCATTCCTGTATACACAATAAATTGAACTTTTCCCATATCCAGTAGGTTGAAATCTTGCTTGATGTGAAAATAAATTACTTTATCTTCAATCATCTGAGACCTCCCGTTTTAACAATTCTTCCTTGATTTTGGTCAGCATATCAATGTCTGCCAAAAGAAAGATTTCAAAGTCTGAGGGACTATTCTCATTTTCAACCATGTGCTTATTGAGAGCTATCTTGCCATCAATCCACTCAATCATTTCAATCATTTATTCTACCTCTCTCACTTCCACGCCCTCGCAATCGAACACCCAGCCGAAGCCGGCTTCTTCTAGCTCTTTGCGAGTAAGATGTGAGCAAGCACCGTTATACATAAATTTAATTTCTTTTAGTTTTGTTCTAGCTAAATATTGCCCTGAAGCTTTTATCGACACTTCATACCGCTTCTCCTGCTCCACATCGTAGCCATTCACCCAAGCTTCTGCAAAGATATTCACATTATTTAATTCCAGCCAATCTTTCATTCTTCCATTCGGAGCCATTTCGATTGCACCTCTAATGTTGTAAGTTGTTTCTCTAGCTTTCTCAATCCAATCCGCCACAAATTGCGGAATAATAACTTCTGACTTTTCGGCTTCTACCGCCCTGTCAAACTTGCCTTGTTCGTAACCCTCACGCCATTTTGCATGACTAAAATCTAACTCAAACTCATCCATGATACTTTTTAGCCAAGCTTCTCTATCATGTTCTGGCAACTCACGCAGTCGTGCTAGTACGTTTCGCAGGTAGCGTGGCGCTTCTTCTGCGTGCCCGAGTTCTGATTTATTGATAGGTTCAAGATGTTGTTCTGCCGCCAAAACGAATTCATCTGCCGTTTTTACTTCATAGGGATAATTAATTTCAGCACAAGAATTCACGCTTGTAATTACCCCCTTTAAATACACTTCATCGCCTAATTTGTATTTCATTTGACTTCTCCTTTTTTAAATATCGTCACTTTATCGCCCTCAATCTTCATCGCGCCTTTTGGCACGACTTTAAAGCTAATGTTGCTCCAACTTTCGGCTAGCTCAGCCAATTCCTGCTTGACTACCTCGATCGGCTTCTTAGCTAGTTTGTTCTTGTATTCGTTGCCTAACCGATAATGGTCACGCTCCCAGTTCATTATCAAGCGCATTTGTTCGTAGTTTTGCATGTTATACTCCTAACCGTTTTTCTGTTTTAATATTCTCCAGCATTTCTGCTAGTGTTTCTTTTTTAAGTCTGTACTTATTGCGAGATTTCCATTTGACAAATAGACGGAAACCTTCGTAGTTAATAAAAACGATTTTGTGAGTTGGGTTGTCTATATACTGTCTAAAATCTGGGTGCTCGCGCATTTCTGCTGCCCATTGCTTCGCTGTTGCTTTGGTCAAGCCTTCCCACATTTGACATAAATGAGTATAATCGCCATGTGTCGCCTTTTCGTTCACACCGACAGGCTTATAAGTTATTTCTACTTTTGGCATAGCCATTCTCCCCTTTCTGTGGTATAATTTAGGTAGTAATTATTTGTGAGCTCCTGACTTTGTTAAGGAGCTTTTTTGTTTGCCTATTTCTTTTTGCATAATCGTTTTGTCGTGATTTGGATTTCTTTTACATCTACATAATCACGCGCAACTTCAAGTAAAAAGTTTGCTACATCGCTTAACTTCATATCACATTCGTTAGCGATATCCGCTATCCAATCATAATGTTCGCGGCTAACACCAACATGTGGATTTGTAGTCACTTGTTTTCCTTTACGTCGTTCTAGTTTTTTCTTTTTCCACACCTACTCCTTTCTTTAAATCTGTTTATTTTACGAAATTTTCGTACTTTTTGCCTAAAAAAATATTATCAAAAGGAATATTGAATTTATTGATGTATTTTTTTAGCATTTGATAACCAATATCAGAACTATCTTTTTCAAGTCGCATAATTGTTTGATTTGATACTTCGAATTCTTTAGCAAGCTCTGATTGTGTTAATCCTGCATTAACTCGCATTGCTTCTAGTGTCCACTGCACACTCCTCACCTCCTTATCTAAATTCATCTAGGCTGACCTCTAATGCGTCAGCTATTTTTTTGACTGTTTCGAAGTGCAGGTCTTTTACTTCTCCATCTCTCAAACGGTAGATTCCAGCCGTACCAACACCAGCTTTTAAGCAAAGTTTATAAACTGTCCAATTTTTCTTTGAAATTTGTTCAGCTATTTTTTCCCAAAGCATTCTAATTTACTCCTTATCTAGTTTTATTATTATAATTTTTATTCCTATGTGTATCTTTCTACTACATATTGTATGTAACAGAATTATATTCTCTATTTTATACACAACATATTGACAAACAGTGTTTTCTATCATATAATTGTTTTATGAATAAAACCTTTACACTCTTTTATTCAAATTTAAAAGAAAGGAGATATTTATGGAATTTTACCACTTCAACGATAAGACAGATATTCACGGCAACCATGAAGTTCATAAAGGAAGCTGTTCCTTCTTACCAGCTCCACTGAATCGAACTTATTTGGGATATTTTGAATATGATCACCAAGCTATGGAAACTGCTAGAACAAAATACCCTTATAAAAAGTTCGACGGCTGTTATTACTGCATGCCTTCCGAGCATACAAGTTAATCTTTTTGAGTTGCTCTTTGCAGCTCTTTTTTATGTTCTCTATTCGTAGCGACCACTTGTTGATATTCCTTAATTGCCAAATGACGCAGCGTTTCTACAAAGAAACGCCGTTCGTCTTCTAACATTTTAGTCAAGAGACGGCATTCCTCACGCAAGTCTTCATTTTCTTTTTGCAAGATTTCTTCGTCTGTCATCCCCTCACCCCTTTCCGTGGTATAATATAAATAAAACGATTGGAGAAATGAATATGTCATTTGATCTTTCTAAATTAAGTCTAGGTGGTGGGTTCGCAGGCAATTCAAAAGCCTTTCAATGCCCTGTATGTTCAGGTTTCTCTTCCCATTTATGGAAATACGAACCCGTTTACATCAATAGCGATTTCAACGAATCTATCAAATTTATTATAATTGCACAATGTCAGGCTTGTAATCAATTTTCTATTTGGATAACAAATGAAATCCCAATAACGTATAGCCCTACACCCGTATTAAATAAAAGTGATACATCATTGACGTTAATTTTCCCAAATGTTGCCGAAGGAATACCTAAACCTAATAATGATATGCCTAATGATGTGAAAGAAATCTATATTGAAGCTGGCGAGGTTCTGAATATATCACCTAGAGCTTCTGCCGCTCTATCTCGCCTAGCTATTGAAAAACTTGTTACTCATTTAAACGCACAAGGAAAAGATTTAAATACCCAAATTGGAAACCTTGTCTCAAAAGGAATGCCGATAGAAATTCAACAAATGCTAGACAGCGTTAGAGTAATAGGGAATAATGCCGTACATCCAGGTCAAATAGACATAAAAGATAACGAGGAGTTAGCTTTATCACTATTAAACTTTATCAACTTGATTGTAGATAATCGAATTACCCAGCCTAAAAAAATTTTAGACATATATAACCTATTACCGGAATCCTACCGGAACTCTATTAAAAGAAGAGATAATTAATCTTTCTCAAAGATTAACACATTTTCTTTGTCCCAATACTGAGTTACAACTCTAATCGGGTCGTCTTCTGTTCCTTTCCCTCGTTTAAATGTAACTTTTATTAATTCAACAATTTCAACATTTTCCACTTCTTTACCTCCTAGCCCTCTGAGCTTTTTATATAACTTCAAACTTTGAAGACTTATAGAATTAAATTCCAAATTACAATAGCGATTATTACACCAATAGCGACCAGTCCGCCGACTGTCCAAAGTTTGTTTTTGTCCATTGCTTTTCACCTCGCATTATGCTAAACTACAAATAGGTATCGGGGCAGTTGCCCCTTAACCTATCTAAATATGATTTGTAATAGTACAGCGATGAGCGCAATTACCGCTGCTATTACTGTGGCTCTTGGCTGTGTTAGCCAAGGGTCTTTTTGTTTACGTCGACGTTTTAGCATAACATTTTTCCTTTCGTTTTATTTGGTCATTTCCTTGACCTTGATTATATTATAATACGTTTTTTTCGTATTGTCAATAGTTTTTATCAAAAAAATAAGATTTTTTCGTATTTTTTATTGTTAAACTATAAAAAATGATATATAATAATCATTAAGAAAGGAAGTGAATTTATGGAAAATAAAGAACGAATGCAAATTATCGCTAATAATATCACTTACTTCAGAAAACAAAAAGGGATAACGCAGAAAGAATTAGCTGAAAAGATAGGAATACAACCTAGTACGCTTTCTGATTATATAAATTTAAGAAGCGCTCCTTCTTTTGGGATAATTCAAAAATTAGCTGATTTTTTCGAGATAAACAAATCAGACATTGATACCACTTTTAAAGAAGACTCTCCACCCACCTCAGACACCGCCAGAGCTATTTCTGATACCGTAGAGAAGCTAGAAGAACCTCGTAGAGTAATCGTACTAGACACTGCTAAAACGCAGCTGAGAGAGCAAGAGAGAGCTTCTAGCGAGGTGCACGAACCTATTCGTCTTTACAACTACGACTACTACGACCAACCTGCCTCTGCAGGTACTGGGCAATATCTAAATGACGTAAAAGTTGAACAAGTTCAACTCCCTATTGATGTTAAAGCGGATTTTGTAATCCCTATCTATGGCGATTCTATGGAACCCGAATATCATTCAGGAGATTATGTTTTCATCAGACTGTCCGTAGACTTATCAGACGGCGATATTGGAGTATTTGAATACTACGGAGATGCTTATATCAAACAGTTGATTATCAACGAGAACGGGGCATTTCTGCACAGCTTTAACAGTGATTACGATGACATACCAATAGATGCCGATAGTGATTTTCGGATTATTGGTGAAGTGGTGGAAAGTTTTTCACAGATATGATTCAAAAAGGAGAAATATATTATTATGAAATTTTGCCCAGAATGTGGACATGCTGTTGAAGGTTATAAATTTTGCCCTAATTGTGGATCTTCTATCAATAACCAAGCTAGACACGAAGCAGAAGCTACGAATAAGGGGCTTAAACAAGTCGTGAGTAACTTAGGAGCTTCATTAGCAAATTCCTACGCTGCCAGAAACAGAAAGACAGATAAGGTAGGCCCACTTGAAATAGATAGAATTCATCTCACCTATCGAATCCATGGAGCTAGAAAAGCAAAAGGGGGTAGTGTACTCGGCAGTACAGCTAAATTTATAGGAAAAGCTACTCTTGCAACTTCTACTGCAGGTTTATCACTCTTAATCCCAAATAAAAAAGATAAAAATGATACTGCCTGGTATTCTTTTGAAGATCTGGTTTCGTATGATTTGATAATTAACGATCAAGCTGTCGTATCTGGTGGTGTTGGGCAGGCGTTAATTGCCGGAGCTGTATTCGGAGGTTTAGGTGCCATTGCCGGTGGGATTGTCGCAAAAAGGAAAACTTCTACTAAAATACTCAATATGACTATTCGTGTAACATCTAATGATTTCAATAAACCTGTGGTTTTTATTGATCTAATTAGAAAACCAATCAAAAACACTTCCAAAGAATACAAAGAAGCAATTGAAAACGCCCAACGCATTATTGGAGCGTTAGATGTTATCGTACATAACTCTTAAGTAAAAATTTTAGTAGCATATTTTAAAAAAGGAGAAACCATTATGGGAGCCACTTCCATTTCTGTTAGACGAGTTTCTGAATTTGAAATACCGAACGGAACTACAGACATCAAAAAAGCCAACGTTACCATTGGCTCTATTACAACAACCGAACGAACATTGACTATAGAAGGAAAAGTATACACTAAATTTAAAGGGAGTTATACAAAAACAATCGACGATGAAATATTGGTATATAACTCCGACGCTGATGAATATCAACAATATGACAATTACCAAAAAGCGTTTGAATTTGATATTTTTTATTCCCAAAACGACCAATTATTGTTTTTGAGTACGACTGCTCCTATATCCAAAAAATTTTTAAAAGAATTAGAAAAAATTGATTCCCTTAATATTAATTACACATCTTTGAAATTTGATTTAATGGCAATTTCCAACATGATGCCACAAACAAAAGGAGTTAGTTTTAACAGTACAGATGCAGGGGTCTCAAGTAAATCGTTTTCAGGAGACGAGGTTGATGTAAACGATGAAGCAATTGAAGCTTTGGAAAATGATGAGGCTACAAAAATCATAGGCACATTGGACATATTGGGTAAATCAAGAACGATAATGCTAACTCAATCTGGTACTATCCTCTCTTTCACGTCTTTGACAGATATTTCCGAACAAAAAGAATATCCAATGCTAGAATTTTCTATAGCAACACTAATAAAAATTGGAGTACTATCATAGTCGTGACAATGGTATATATTCTTTAATTAATTTTTCTATATCTTGATGATTATTAGATGTTCCATAAATCTTATTTATGGTAGTTTTGACCAATAGAGCATTATCCTTAAATTGCAAATCAAATTTCTTTATTTCTTTTTTTCCAATATGCCGTACAGTTAGTCTATAAAATGGGTTATATTTCCTGTGTTTATCAGTCTTAATGGTTATATCAAACCGTTCTTTGCTACTTTCTTCTCTAGAATAATTAGAAAACAAATTATCTCTTAGTAACAAAAAAGAGTCCCACTGTTTTTTTACATCTCTATACGCCAATTGATAGTCAGCCTTGAATATCAGTCTCTGTCCATTGTTTTCCGGATGTAAACTAACACTCAACTTATTCTTTATACCTCTTGTTGATTCTATATCCATATAGATATCTTCATGAGTTTTCCTGAAAGTAGCTTCATTAATGGAATAGTTTTTCATCTTAAGTTCGGTACGGATTTGCTTTTCTAATTGGTTAAGTGTAATATTTTGTTTTAAGAACTTAGAACTTTTTGGCGTAAAAGAAACTGTTTTTAAAAATAGATAAGCTCTAAATTTATTCCAATTAATGTAAAGCCAATCAATTTCAGAATATAAAGCTGCAATAATGGGAACAATTCCCATGAAACTAGTCAGATTTACCACAGTAGGTGAATGTATAGCCTGATATAAATTCACCAATGTCCAGATTAACGAAATAATGATAAGAACAATTTTTGTGATTTTCATATTATCGCTCCTGATATACTTACTCTTATAATTATAACATAAAAATCCCCACACTCGGCATCGCCAAACGTTGAGTGTGAGGAAATCCTGTATAAGAAATAACCATTAAAAAGGTCGTTTTCTTATACCCATTTTAACAGAAAATGAGGTAAAACACAATGTGGATAGAATCCTTATCTGATGGAAAATACAAATATTTTGAAAGATATAAAGACCCCTATACTGAAAAGTGGAAACGAGTATCTATCACACTAGACTCAAACTCCAACCGAGCTAAAAAAGAAGCACAAAAACTTTTAGATGATAAGATAGCTACTAAGTTACAAAATCTTACCAGCTCTGATATGCTCTTTACAGCAGTTTTAGATGATTGGTGGAGATTGCACAGCAAATCCATTAAAGCGTCCACTCAAAAAACTATGATCTATGCCGTAAACGAAGTTAAGGAAGATTTTGCACCTAATATCAAGATTAAAAACATTACGCCAAAGTATGCGCAACAATATTTTACCACTTCTGCTGCTAACCATATCAAGCTCAGAAAACACAAATCTATTTTAAGTATGGTATTCAACTATGCCTTAGATATGGAACTTATCCAGTCCAATCCTATTGAACGCGTTAAATTACCTAAGAAAATCATCAGCTATGAAGAAATGGAACGGATAGAGGATAAATACCTGGAACAAGACGAGCTGCAAAGGCTTCTCGAAGCCATGCGAAATTATAATAAAGGGTATCATGTTGCACGGATGGCTGAATTCATGAGCTTAAATGGTTGTCGTGTCGGCGAAGCTAGTGCTTTAAAATTTGAAAACTACGATAGAGAAAACCGCACTATCACCATTAACGGTACACTTGACCCAACTCGTAAAGGCTCAGAGGGGATTAAAACTACACCAAAAACAGCCGCTTCTGTTAGAACCGTAGACCTGACGAATAAAGAAATTGAAATCATCGAGGAATTTATCAAACTACATGAACTAAGGAAAAATACCAACCCGAACTATAAAGATATGGGTTTTATATTCGTATCGTCAAATGGCATTCCTATCCATAAATCTAGTATTGGAAAGTTGATGAAGAATGCTAATACGACTTTAAAAGAACCAATCAACAAACCATTACATCCCCATATCCTTCGACATACACTAATAAGCACTTTAGCCGAGTATAATATCCCTTTGAAGGCTATAACTCAAAGGGTAGGTCACAAGGATAACGGCAAGACGACTATGGAAATTTACACCCATGTCACAAAAAACATTAAGTCTCAAGTAGTGGATGTTTTGGATAATCTTTATAAATAGTTTGCCCCTTCCTTGCCCCTTATTAGATAAAAAGAAAAACCGCTACTCCGAAGAATAGCGGTTTAATCATGTTTTCAAGCCACTTGCTTAATCACTCTATTATTTAAGAGTAACAATTTGCAAATCCTATTTTCTCCCAGTATTAGTGGGTTAATTCCTCAATTTTCAACTCTGGCAGGAATTTGGTAGGTAAATTGATAATCCAAGATTATCTAAACTGTTTGTAATCTCTTCTGAAATTGTTGAATCACCTGAATAATACCAATGACTATATGTATTCAACGTGGTTGACTTATCAGCGTGTCCTAATCGATATGAAACATATAAAGTATCCTTATGTAACACATTTATAAGATAAGATGCATGACTATGTCTTAATCCTTTCCCCGTAATTTCTGGTACACCAGTAATCTTAGCATGCCTTTTTATTATCCTAGAAATTGTAGACTTACACAAGGGGGCACCAAAACGTGATATTACATAATCTTTTTCATCATTCTTGATTTGAACTTCTCGCCATTTTCTAAGTATTGTAATCGTAAAATCATCTAAATCAATTTTACGATTCCCTGCTACTGTCTTTGTTTGTTGTTTAGCATACCATACACCGTTTTTGTCTTTCTCAATTGTCGAATGAACATGAATCCATTTACGTTCAAAATCAATATCTTCCCATTTAAGAGCAATACCCTCACTAACTCTTAAGCCAGTCATAAAATATAACCAAATCGTCATGTAATTATGGAGTCCCTCATACTCACTAATATCAAAAGAGTTTATTACCTTCTTAAATTCATCAAATGTCCAAAATTTTGTATCAGGGTGCTTTCCTCTAGGATTATCTAATCCTTTAAAAGGAACTCTATCAATATAACCCAATCTTTCTGCATAGCCCAGACATGCTTTAAATCTAGACCACATATTTTTAGCATAGTTACTAGAATACTTGTCTATAATAGCTAAGCGAAATCTTTCACAGTCAATAGTACTAATATCTGATAATTTTTTACTACCAAATTGCTTAATAAATAACTGATGATGTGGTAAAGCGGTCTGATAAGTTACAAATTGAACTTTTTGTTGATAATATTTTAAGTAAATCTCTTCCATAAACTCTCTAAAAGTTAGAAAACTATTATTAATAGTAGAATTCACAAATTCATGTTTTAAACGAAGTATCTCTTCATATGCTTCCTTAAAAGAATTAAACGGTAGTCCCTGTTGATTTTTCCTTCCTTTCTTTTGAATTCTTTTCCCAGTTATTGGATCAACTCCTAATTCAATTTGAAAATAAATTTTTCCTTTTGAATCTTTGTATACACCTTTATATTTCTTTGTCTTTGATATAACCATTTTTCTCACTTTCTATATCTGAAAAAGAAATACCAATTAAATTTTCTACAATATTTTTAGGAGCAATGCCTAACCTTTTATTATCGAAAGGTGAACATCCTAATTGTACCGCATTCTTATCATTTTTTCTAGCTTCTTCAAACTTTTTTACAGCAATCTTTTTTGCTTGTCTAATAATATTTCTCGATGTGTGCTCTGGAAAACCAATCGCAACTAAATCTTTATAGTTTACTGTTTCCATGATTTTACTACTTCCTTTCTTAGATTTTTTCACATCCATGGTATGACTGATGAAGTCATCATAAGAATTTCACTTGCTGCTCTTTTACGGTGGCAGTCTGAACGGTCAGAAGTATCATTGTATATCATTCGTATCATGGCATATAAAGTATCGCTCTATTTTATTGATGGTTTAAAAATCGCTCTTATATCAATTTGTCAGCTAGTTTAGTACTAACATTTGTACTATTTTTAATTTTTTTGTGTAACATCTCTGAAAGTAAACGATATTCGTCATTTGTTATTAATTTTAGACTTAAAAGTCTATTTAACATACTACAAAATAAACAATAATCAATTATTGCCTCCAT